CCGTTGCCGCTCTCCACGACCCGGTACGCGGTCTGCGCGGAGCCGTTGAACAGCTGGATGTCCGCGTTGGGCACCAGTTGCGCGGTCCACAGACCCCCCGTGGTGGGGATGATCGTGCTCGTCGACACGATCTCGGTGGAGTCGGTGGTGTTGAACCCGACTACCGGCGCGTCGTCGTAGTCGACGAGCGTGAGGGTGACCTGGACGGCGCCGGCGGGCAGCGCGACGACGGGGCTCAGTAGCTGCCCGTTGACGGTCGTGGCCGACATGTCCAGGTCACCTCCCTCCGCGAAGTGCCGGGCCGGTCGGCGGCAGCGGAGGGCCGCCGACCGGTGACGGTGGTGTTTAGGCGCCGACCTCGAGCACCGAGAAGGCCTGGGGCACGGTCGCGGCGAAGCCCTGGCGGGCGCGGAACTGGACCGTGTGCTCGAGCGCGCTGATGTTGATGTTGGCGTTGATGAACTGCGCCTGCGGCGGGATCCGGTCGCCTCGCACCAGGTGGCGCCGGTTCGCGAAAATGATCAGCGGGTTGCCGAAGGTGCCGTTCTGGAACGAGGTGAAGTCGTTGGAGACCACCGCGCCGAAAGTGAAGTAGGCCGGCACGCCGAACAATTCGTAGCGCGGCTGCACGCCACCACCGGGGAATCCCGAGGTGGACTCCACGAAGATCGGGCGCCCCTGGCCGTCCTTGACGCCGCGGATCGCCTTCTTCAGGCTGTTGTGGATGATCGCGCAGCCGTTGACCGGGTTCCAGAACTTGGTGTTCTCCAGGACCCCGAGCGCAGTGTTCGCGAAGTCGTAGGTCAGGCCGCCGGAGCCCGTCTTGGTGTAGTTGGTGTCCGCGACGTAGCCCACGTCCGAGTCGGAGTGGCGCACCGTGTAGTACACCGAGTTGTACGGCTGGAAGTTCGAGGTAGTGCTCGAGCGGGCGGCCGACACACCGAGACAGGCGTTGTCGTACGACAGGTGGAACGAGTTCATCCACTCGTAGGTGACCGCGGCGACCTCGTCGGCCGGAGAGTCCTCGATCTGCGCCTCGTCGAGGGTCTCCTTGCCGTTGTACTGGTAGGAGTACAGGGCGATGGTGTCGCCGTTGTTGGTGTCCTCGGTCAGCTGCGAGCCGCCGCCCACCATGGCGTTGGTGAAGCGCGGGATCTCGTACGTGTTGGACACCATGTTCATCTCACGCGCTACGTCGTAGATCGCGCTGGCCTGGACCTCGCGCTGAATGACCTGGTCGTCCCAAATGATCGGCTGCCAGGCACTGAAGTCTCTCGCCGCCATCGCTCACCTCCGGAGCGTCGACCTGGAGGTGAGGCGGCTCGCCGTCCAGGTGAAGTCACTGGATCCGGGCGAGCGAGGCTCTGCTAACGAACACGCCGGTCGTGCTGTGCCATTGGTGGCGCGCTCTGGCGCCGGTGGATCGTCTGCGCTCTGGCTCGACGATCTCTAGCTGGAGGATACACCGGGTCGAACTCTTGTGCGATACCGCAAACGCGTTTCAACCTTGCACGTTCGACACGTACGATCGCCGCTCGGGCTGACATAGGTATTGCCGGCATCGTATGGGTGGCCAGCGGGGCAGTGTGTTTTTACGGCGCAGGCGGCAGACGGGCTTCGGCCTCGCAGGATGTTCTCTCGGCCGGTGAGCAGTTCAAGGTGCGATGGGCGCACACATGCCCGATGCGGACATGTTGAACCGCCAGGGCAGCTTGTATCGCGCGTGTGGCATGCGTGTTCAACGCTAAGCCCCGCAGGTACGGGACCAATGAGGAGTAGGTACGCAGCCTGATGCGCCCAGATCATTTTGCCGCCGAGCGAGAAGCGGCCATAGCCCTTCGGGTGCAGATATGCGCCCCAGGGCCAACATCCGTTTCCACGCACGGGGACCTTCAAGATGAAACGCTCGAGGTCGCTAAGATGGGACATGTCGACTCCACGCGGTCGGCCACGCCCCCGGACGGTTGCCGCCGTCGCGGGGGCTTTTCGTGGCTCCATTCTATCGAACGAGTGTTCAGCCCCCGATACCGCGGCGCCCGGCCCGCCGAGCGGCCTCCGACTTCGCGATGATCGCCTCGCCGAGCGACATCTTGGGCCGCGCCGGAGTTCCACCTGCGGGCGCGGCCTGGTTGACGCGGCCCGCACGCGGCCGGGGGTCGGCTGTGGGGGCGGCGGGCGCCTTGGCGAACAGCTTCGGGTAGCGCTCCTGCATCTCGTCGAGCCAGTCGTCGAGCTCCGGCTCGTCGTCGGCGTCGAACTCGATCTGGTCCGCCTTCAGGCGGCCGAGTGCGAGGTCGACCATGTCCGGGTCGGCGCCGCGGTCGATCAGCTCGGCCTTCGCGGCGGCGCGCACCGCGCGGCTCTTCCACACGTCCACCTCACCCGGCGCCACGGCCGCCGGCGCGGTCGCGGCCGGATCGGTGGGCGGCTTGCCTTCGCGTAGCCGCTTGGCCTGGTCGCGGGCCCGCTTGAGCTTCGCGCGCTCCGCCTCGAGCGCGGCCTGGTGCGCCTCCCACTGCTCACGGGTCGGAGGCGTCCACGGCTCGCCCTCGGGGTCGTCGCCGTCCTGCGGGTCGTCGACCTCTTCGAGCTCGTCCGGGTCGGCCGGCTCCGGGTCGGCCGGGCCCGGCTTGGTGGGGTCGTCTGCCATGGTTTCCTCCGCTTATCGGGACTGGGGGTAGCGGCGTTTGGCCAGCGGCCCCCGGGGTTTGGTGAAGCGGCCGCGCGCGAGGTCGCGTGTGGCACGTTCGTGGACGGCGCCGGGCAGGCCGGTGCCGTGGGCCAGCAGCCGCCGCGCGGCGGTCATGCGGGACCGGTTGGAGTCGTGGCCGGACAAGCCGCGCAGCACGGAGCGTTGCGCGTTCAGGCGCAGCGTCTCGGGCACGAGGGTGTTGTCTGCGGTGATGATGCGCAGCCGGCATCGGCACCGTGGGTGGCGCGGCGGCGCGAGCAGCGGCATCCCCGGCGGCCACACCGGGGGTGCGCCGTGGGGTGAGAAGGTGGCGTCCTCGTCGAATCCGATGCCCCGGTTGGGGTCGGAGACGTGCCCGGACAGGGCGAGGCAGGTCAGGCAGGCGTCGCGTTCGGCGACCCACACCAGCACCAGGGTGGGCGGCACCAGGGGCGGCCGTGCGGGCTCGAGCGGCGGGGGCGATGCGGGCGGCAGCTGCTGCGGCGGGTTGAAGCCGCCCGGTTCGAGCGGGAAGCGCTCGGTCGGCGGTATGGGCGGGGGCGCGAGGGTGGCGGCTTCGCGTACCAGCTGCCGTGTCGTCTCGTTGATCGCCCGGTTGGTCAGGAACCGGACGTTGGCCTCGACCCTGGGCGCGACACCGGCTGCTTTCGCCGCGACCGCCTCGAGCTGCGCCACGGTGGCAAGAGGGACCGAGGCGGCGAACCGCTGGGCGTCGCCGATCGCGGCGGCCAGGACCCGGGCACTGGACTGGCCGGCCTGGGTGAGCACCGGGTCCGCGATGCGCAGGCGCAGGCTCTTCGCGTCGACGCCGAGGGCGCGCAGGGCCCGGGTTTCCTGCCGCACCGCGAGCGCGGTCGCCGCGGCCACGGCGCGGGTGGTCTCGGCCGCCACATCCACCGCGAGACCGGCCAGGGCCGCGTCCAGGGCGCCCCGGATCTCTGCCTGGCGCTGCGGTGGGATCTGCCCCTGCTCGTCGGCGTAGCGGGCGCCGAGGGCGAGCAGCATCGCGGTCAGCGCGGCCGCCGCGCGCCGCAGGGACCTGGTCACCGTGGCGGCGCAGGACAGCTCGAGCTGCAGGGCCTGGCGGTCGGCCAGGTCCCACTGCGTCATCGTGTCCTGCGCGCCGGCCACGGGCTAGTTATTCGGGTCGTAGATGTGCACGGGGGCCGGAGTGCCGGGCGGCAGGCCGGGCACACCGGGGATCGCCGGCGGCGCGCCCCCCTCGTGCGGCTCCTCACCGGGCATGCCCGGCTGGAGCGGGTGCGGCGGGAACGCGGCCGGGTCCGGTTCGTCTTCCTCGTCGACCTCGAGCTCGGCCGAGGGGATCTCGGGCATCAGCTCCCCGAACAGGGACATGACGATCTGGTTCGCGCCCTGCTCGCTGATCACGTTGAGGTTCACGGCCATGCCGAGCGACTGCATGCCCTGGGTCAGCTGCTGGAAGATCTGTGTTTTGCGCTCGAGGGTGCGTTCCTGCTCGGTGTCGGCGAGCCACCCGTCGACGTCCTGCTCGCTGCGGCCGTCCTCGATCAGGGCGACGCGCTGGGGGACGCCGTTGGCGATTTTCGCCGCGACCGCCTGCTGCCGCAGCAGCTCGGCCTGGGCCAGGTACATGTCCGCGCGGCCCTGGTAGTAGGCGGCGGTGGCGAACACGTCGTTGTAGGTCTTGGCCCATTCCTGTGCCTCGGCTTCGCTGATCCCGGCCTGCATGAACGCGACGTCCCGCGGCACACCCAGCTCGATCTTCGCTTTGACCAGGTCCCAGGTTTCCTTCAGATCCGAGGTGGCCGGGTTCGCCCACGCGATCTTCACCTTCGCGGTGACGCCGATCACCAGCAGTGCGAACTCGTACATGTCCTCGTACGGGCTGCCGAGCATCGCCATCAGGTCCAGGGCGTGCTGCACCAGCGGCATCTCCGCGATGCGCAGCGCCTCCCCGGACGGGGTGGTGCCGCCCAGCCCCTGGAACTTCCACAGGGGGGTGGAGGTGGTGGTCGCGATGCTGGTGACGAAGTTCTTGAACGGGTCGAGGAACGCGCCCGGGGTCGCGGTGGTGAAGCTGCCGACCGCTTTGAAGCCCTTGTAGATCTGCATGGCGCCGGGGTTGGCCTCGTAGTTCGACCCGGTCTCGTTGCTGATCGCGCCGGAAACCACACTTGTGGTCGACAGAGCGGTCTCGGTGAAGTCATGATCCCAGTCGGCCGGGGAGTGCTCGGCGAGCGGGTCCTCGCGGATGGACTGGGTGCCCAGGCTGTCGGCCTCCTGGAGGGCGTAGCGCTGCGGGTACCCGTTGAACTCGACCGTGACCATCAGCATCTCGACGAGCTTGCTGATGGCGTCCTGGAGCGCGAACGCGTTCGCGTGGACCGGTTTGCCGTACTCGTACGCGGTGCGCAGGTGGAATACGGGGATCTGCCCGAACGGGTTGGGCATCGGCCACGACGCGGCGGGCGCGGGGTCGTTGTCCGGGTCGGCGCCGGAGCCGGGATAGTCGTCGTCGGCGTTGTCGTCCGGGTCGAGGAACGGCTCGAACTCTTTCGCGGTCTTCTGCCGGTTGCCCGGCGCGCTGATCCACTTCTCGATGCGGTCCGGGTAGTACAGGTCCATCCGGATGCGGGTCTTCTTCTCCCCGCGCAGCTGCGTCTCCCACATGGTGGCGAAGAACCGCTTGAGGCGCGGGTTCTGCGGGTCGTAGAACATGCGGGCGTTGCGCGGGTCGGCGTAGGTGATGTTCACCCCGAGCAGCGGATCCGGGCCGAGGCCGTCGGTGGGGTCGACCTCGTTCGTAAGCTCCGGCTGGTAGTCGGCGGGGTGGGTTTCGTCGGGCCAGACGATGATGTATGCGTCGCCGTCGCGCAGGGCTTTGCGGTTCCAGTCCCGGTAGCGGGAGTCCATCTCGTTGGCTTGGATGATGCCGGCCAGCGCGGTGGTCGCGGTGTCGGAGGCGGCGGTGTCGGTGTCGGCGCCGGCGGTCGCGGTGACGCTGGAGACCAACAGCCGGTCGTTGACGGCGTCGATCACCGGGGAGCAGTTTCCCGTGTAGATGCCGCTGGCCAGCGTGAAGCGGTGCACATCGGGCACGGTCGCGCAGTAGACCTCTTCGATCTCATCCTTTTCGACGGACAGGACCTGCCAGGCGCGGGGCGCGCGTACAAGGAAGAAGGTGTGCACGTCATGCTGGGGAGTGTGGTCGATGCCGCCCGGGAACGTGGCTCGCGGGGCCCTGGAGCGCTGGTGGCCGGTCAGGAAGTAGCCGGCTAGCGCCGCGTGCCCACGCACCCATTCCTCGGCGTGCTCGTGCTGCGTGTGCAGCCGGGTGGCGCCGGCCACCTTGTTGGGTCTGTGGTCGCCGTCTCCGGCGAGCCACCCCTCCAAGAAGCCGCGCGCGTAGTCGGCGTCGGCCGCGACGGGCAGCTTCTTGAGCAGGATGCCGCTGTTGAGATAGACGACCGGTTCACCGCCGGCATGCGCGGGATGCGTGGTATTCACGTGCATCGGCGACGCTTCCAAGCGCGCCAAGTGGTCCGCTTTCGCGCCGCACAGTCGCAGCTCGTAGGAGCGCGAATGCGGTGTGCGCTTCGCGTTGCATTGGCGCCCGTCGGCGAACACGATGCCGTGAACCCACCCCGCGTCGTAGACCGCACGGTTCGTGACCTCTGTGACGACGTGGCCGCGCACCATATCTCCTGGTGCGAGCGCCCGGGTCGTGGTGCCGTCGGCCAATTCCCACAGGTGTTCCGCGGTCGCGCGTAGCTGGACCTGGTGGCGGCTGCCGCCGCGGTGCCAGTGCTCGGGCACGCGGCGACCGAGTTTGTCCGTATGGGCCTCGATCCACGCGGTGGGGGTGAGCGTGGCGCGGTAAAGGCGCTGACGTCCGAACGAGGCGATCTCGCCCTTGTGCCATCCTTGCGCGGTCCACACTTCGACGGTCTCGCCGGCCATGTCGCCGAGGCGCCGCACGCCATCGCGTGTGATGATCTCGGTTTCTCGGCCGAGGCAGAAGTTGGGGTCGAACTCGATGTCCGCCTGCCGCAGCGTGCGCCCCTCCCTCGAGAGCATGTTCTGCTCCCACAGGTTGATCTCGTCGTACTCCTTGGCGTGGTCGTAGCCCTGCAACGCCGCGGTGATCTCGGTCAGGGCAAGGTCGATGTCGTCTCGTGGCAGGGCGTCGACCATCGTGCCCATGAGGGTGGAGTCGGTCAGCGGCGTGTACTCGCCGTCCAAAGGCACGACGGGGCCCCTTTCTACCGGTAGGAGAACTGCCTGACGAAGGCTTTGTCGCGGGCGCCGATGGCTTGGAACAGCATCGCGACCAGGTGTTCGGACACCGCTGCTGAGGCGTCCAGGACGTCCTCGTGCAGCAGGTTCGGATAGGCGAGCTGCTGCTTCTCGAGCGCGGGCAGAGGCTTCTCGTGCTCGATCCGGCCGCCGGCGCGCTCGTAGAGGGCGAGCATCCGGCGGATGCGCACCGGCTTGGGTTCCTTCTGGGTGAAAGTCGCGATACGGAACGGCATGTCGTGCAGCGCCATATGCCACAGGTCGCCGCCCTGGTTGGCTTCGACCAGGGCGTAGTCGACGCCGAGGTCCACACCGACTTCGATGATCCGGTTGCGCAGCGGTTCGCCGGAGAGTTTCAGCTCGAGCGCTTCGCGCAGGTAGATCTTGCGGGCTGGGATGGACAGGGCGCCGACGGCGACACCGGTGAAGTCCGAGCTGTCCTTGGTGGTGACGGCTCCGTCGACGACCAGGACGACCCGGTTGTAGTGCTCCCGGTGGCCGTAGCGGATGTACGCGGCGTGCCACCAGCCGCCCTGGGAGACCGGTTTGTTCTCGAAGTTGAGCGCGTACGAGGGGGTGTGCCGGATGGAGACCAGGAACGTCAGGGTCCAGCGTTGCGGCCACAGGCTGCGTTCGGTGCCGTCGTGGTCGGCGACGATCGCCGGGTAGTAGCGGACCCTGATGTTCTCCTGACGCGGCCACTCGGGCGCGTCGGGGTCGTCGAGCTGCCGGACGATATCGTGGATGATCGACCCGGCCATGACTGTGGTGCCCGCGATGACGACGACGGCGTTGAGGTTCATCGGGAACACCGCGTTGACGATCGTCTTCTGCCGCTTCTCCTTCTGCCCCGCGCTGTAGTTCGACTCGTCGGGTTCGATGTCGTCGAACAGGATCAGGTCGGGGCGCCGGTTGCCGACCTTCGCGCCCAACGTGCTCGAGTCGATGCCCTTGGCGGCGAACGCGCACCCTGACTGCGACAGATACAGGCCCTGCCGGTCGGCGACGGTCGTACCGGTGGGCCGGGTGGCGGCCTGGCACAGTTTCGGGTGGTCGGCGCGCAGCAGCTCGTTGTTGTCCAGCTCGAGCTTGAATGACATGAGGTGCTGTTCGGCCTGGGTGGCGGAGTCGGCGAACGCGGCGATGTAGCGGCGGTGCCGGTGCGCGAGCGCCCACAGCGGCAGGATCAGGAACACCCACGTTGATTTGCCGGAGCCGCGGGGCGCGACCCAGGCGGTGCGCGACTCGGCCGGCCCGAGGTCCGTGCGGCACCACGCACGGGCGTCCTTGCACAGGTCGAGGTGGAACTGGCTGACGCTGATCTCCCCGCCGGTTTCCTCACTGGCGAGGTGGTGGCGCAGGTAGAGGATCGCGAACAGCAGCGGGTCGAACCGGCACAGCTTGCGCCGCATGCGGGGGATCTTCAGTAGCCGTTTGTCGTAGCGCAGCAGGTAGGACGCCCAGGTCCAGGTGAGCGGGTCGACGTCGGCGAGGTAGTCGTCGACGGGCGCCGGCGTGGCGGTGTCAGTCGCCGCCGCGACCATTGATCTTCGCTTCCTCGGCGGCGATCACGGCCTCGGCTTCGGCGATGAGCCGGGTGACGGCGTCGTCCGCGGTGCCGGTCTCGTTCAGGTTGATCGTGATCGGGCCGTCGATCCCGTACATCTTGCGCCACGACTCGAGCAGCTTGCGTCCCACCTCGATCGCCTGCACGTCCCCGGCCTCGACCGCGGGCTGGAGTCTGTTCCACAGCAGGTGCCAGCGTTCGTCGGCGACCCGGCGCACCTCGTTGACCAGAGGGTCGCGCACCTCGGCGATGCCGCGGTTGACGATGTCCAGGACTGTGGTGTGGTGGATGCCCATGCGCTGCCCGATCTGGCGCAGGGTCAGGCCCTGGATGTGCAGCTTCCAGACCTCGGCGTCGCGCTCGACGGTCTGGCCCTTGTTGCGGGTCTGCGCGGCCCGGTTCTGTTCAGGCGTGCGCCTCACCATCGGCGTCGTCACCCGTCTTCCACGCCTTGTGCCACGTCTCGAGCGCGGTGAGGTCATACACGGGGCCGGCGGCGAGGACGGCGATCGGGCCGGGCATCCCGATCTTCTCAGCGCGTTTGATCCACCCGACGACGGTCGAGCGGGCGACCTCGAGCCGGGCCGCTATCTCGCTGATGCCGCCGAGGACGAGGGGATGGTCGAGCGCGGGGTGCAGGGTCGGGGTGTGGACCCGGATCAGCGGGCGGGGCGTGGCTTGAGCGAGTTCCTGATCCCACTCGGCCTGTTGCTCGGGTGTGAGCGCCGGGCCCTGTTCGAACACCAGTCCGATCGGTGGCGCGGCCGCGATGGCGGCCGCGATGGCGTTGCGGAGGTCGTCCATAGACCAGCGCGCGGGCATGCATCGGCGCGCTGCCTGCACCATCTCGTCCGTCACCATGGTCATGCCCATGATGATACGGCTCACTGTCGAACATATGAACTAAGACGTGCCATCATCGTGAGCGTGGAACACAGTTCTATGCCCCTCACGGTCGGCGGGTGGCTCGCGGGTGAGGACGGTGTCGGCTACTACCGGATGAAGCTGCCGCTGGACGCGCTGGCGGCGCGCGGGCACGCGGTGGAGTACCGGATGGTGCTGCCGTTCCAACCCGGCAAGCGGCCGGCCAGTCATGTGCTGGTTGGGCAGCGGATCAGCAACGAGGGCACGTCGCGCCGGTGGCAGGACGCGGCCGGGGACGTGCGGCGGCTGTTCGAGCTCGACGATGACCTGCTCAACGTGGACCTGGGATCGCCGATAGCGCGGGAGTTCTACAACGACACCGCGGTGCGGCGCCGCTTCCTGGAGAACATCCGGTCGGCCGACGGGGTGACGGTCTCGACGCCGTATCTGGCCGAGGTGGTGCGCACCCAGTACGAGGTCGATGCGCCGGTGTACGTGCTGCCGAACTGTCTCGACCGGGCGGTGTTCGGTTTGGCGCCGGTTGTGCAGGCCGGGCCGATGACGGTCGGCTGGTCCGGTTCGGACACGCACGCCGGCGACTTCGCGTACGTGCGCGGGCCGCTGCGCCGGTTCTTCGCACGGCATCCCGGGATCGGCTTCACGATGATGGGCGTCGACTACCGGCACGTCGTGGGCGCGCCGTGGGGGCGGCTGCGGGAGTGGACGCCGATCTGGTCGGATCCGCTCTCGTATATGCGGCGCCTGGACTGGCAGGTGGGGTTGGCGCCGCTCGCGCCGACCCAGTTCAACCGGTGCAAGAGCGCCCTGAAGGCCCTGGAGTATGCGGCGCGGGGCATCGTCGTCATCGCATCTGACGTGGAACCGTACCGGGGTTTCGTCGAGCACGGCGTCACGGGGTTCCTGGTTAAAGCGGATCATGAATGGGCCCGGTACCTGGAGCTGCTGGCCGGGAATCCCGGGCTGCGGGCGTACATGGGGACTGCGGCCCGCGCCCAGGCGAACCTCTGGACTATCGATCAGCACATCGACAAGTGGGAGGACGCGTACCGTGGCGCCTAAGGACTGGATCGACATCATCGTGCCCGCGATGCGGCCCGAGGCGGCGTACCCGTTCATGCGGTCGCTGGAGGCCAGCGGAGCGCCGTGGGGCCGCAAGCTGGTGTCCGCGGTCGTGCACCGCGGCGACGAGGTGTTGGCGCGGGCGTGGCTGGATCTGGGCGCGGGCGTCGTGACGTGCGACGAGATCGGGATGCCGCCGAAGGTCAACAAGGGCACAGCTGCGACGCATCAGCCGTGGGTGCTGTTCGTCGGGGAGGACGTCCGATTTCATACCGGCTGGGATACCGCTGCGCTCGCAGCGGCCGGCGACCGGTTCCATGTGGTCGGCACGAACGACCTCGGGCACCCGAAGGTGATGGCCGGGGAGCACGCGACCCACTTCCTGTTGCGCCGCTCCTATATCGACGATCCGGGCGCGGGGTGGGATGCGCCCGGGGTGGTGATGCACGAGGGCTATAAGCATTGGTTCGCGGACGACGAGATCGTGTGTGCTGCGAAACAGCGCGGGGTGTGGGTGTCGGCGCCGGACTGCGTGATCGAGCACATGCATCCGGCGTGGGGCAAAGCGCAACCGGACGACGTGTACGCGCTGGGAGCGCAGCATGAGGCGGCGGACCGGGCCGAGTTCGAGCGGCGTTACGCCCGGTTCGGGAGCGCGGTGTGACCCGGGTCCTGGTGGCGGGCGCGGCCGGGTTCATCGGCCGGCACGTGGTCGACTACATCCTCGAGGAAACGGACTGGGGCATCATCGCGGTCTCGCGCAGCGAGCAGGGCCACGAGCATGTGTCGCCGCATGAGCGCGTGGCGTGGGTGCACGCGGACCTCGCGCACACGGACCCGAAGATCCTCGCGAAGGTGATCGGCGACGAGGTCCAGTATGTGGTGAATCTGGCGGCCGACGCTGACGCCGCGCGCAGCCTCGAGGCGCCCATGTACGCGGTGGACAACAACGTGCGGTTGGCGATGACGCTGCTCGAGTACGCCCGGGGCCTGTATTCGCTGCGACGGTTCGTGCAAGTCTCGTCCGCAGAGGTCTTCGGCACCTCGCACATCGCGCACACGGAGTACTCGGCGCCGAGGCCGCAGACGCCCTACGCGGCATCGAAGGCGGCGCAGGACGCTCTCGCCCTGGCGTACCGCGAGGCGTACGGGATGCCGGTATTGGTGTCGCATACGGGGAACGTGTTCGGTGAGGGGCAGCCGCTCTCGAAGCTCCTGCCGGTGCTGATGGCGCGGGCATGGCGCGGCGACCGACTCGAGGTGGTCCCTGGGGAGCGGCGGTTCATCCACGCGCAGGACTGCGCCTCGGCGTGGGTGTGGATGCTCAAGCAGGCGCCGGATGACTGGTCGCACTGCCATGTGGCCGGCGAGCGCCGGGTGAGCCATGCGCATTTCGCGCGGTTGGTGGCGACGGCGGTCGGTCGTCCGGAGGCTGCGGTGCGGGTCGGCGGCCAGGGGCGGCCGGGGCAGGTGGGCGACATCATGCTGGACGGGCACCGGTTGGCAGCGGCCGGGTGGAGGCATCCGCTGGGGTTGGAGCGCGGTGTGCAGCAGGCTGTGGACGCGCTGCGGGAGTTTCTGTGAGCCGCCTGTCGGTCGCGGTGGCGATCGCGACCATTCCGGGACGTGAGCGGCTGCTCGCGCGGGCGGTGGATTCGGTGCTGGCCCAGCGCCGGGCGGTGGATCAGCTGGTGGTGGAGGCGGATCCGGGGCGGACGGGTGCGGCGGCGACCCGGAACCGGGCACTGGCGCGGGTGGAGACGGACGCCGTGGCGTTCCTCGACGACGACGATGAGCTCAGGCGCAATCACCTCTCGGCATGCATGTATGTACTCGAACACGAACCTGACATAGACCTGGTGTACCCGCGCCCGGTGATGGTGGGTGGAGCGGATCCGACGGCGGTCACGGTGGGTGGCGTGTGGCGGCATCCGTGGGGTGTGGAGTTCCAAAAAGAACAAGAGATGCATCTACGGACACGGGGATCGTTTATCCCTATAACTTTCGCGGTCCGCATGGAGAAGGTGCGTGGGACCGAAGGCTTCCCCGAGGGTCGCATTCTCCCTGACGGCAGATATCAGGGAGAAGACGAACGTTTCCTCATAGCCCTTCTAGATGCGGGAGCCAAGTTCCGCCATCTGAATGTCCCCACCTGGAACTGGCGAGTCTGGTCCGGGCATACTGCTGGTAAGCCTGCGTAGCACCGCCTTGTCGGCCGCCTTCTTGCGCCAACATGCGCGACACTGCCTGCCGCCGCGCGTGAGATAGGACGTGTTTTCCTCATCGAATGGGTGGCCGTGAACGCACACCGTCTTCCGGGCGTTGATAGCCGATCCGCTTATCCCGCGTATGGTGTTCTCGTGGCCCGTTACCGGCTCAAGGTGCGCCGGATTCACGCAGGAATGCACCCGGCAAAGATGGTCGAGCTGAAGCCCCTCCGGTATCGGCCCAACCACGAGTTCGAACGCGAAGCGATGCGCGAAGACAGTTCCGGTGGTAGTACCGAAGCGCCCATACCCGTGGGGATCTAGCGCAGCCATCCAGAGGAGGCATCCATCTGGCTCGGCCGAAAGAGCCACCTTCTGCCAGAAGCGTTCTTCGATGGGGATAACGCGCTGACGAGGGGGCAGCGATCCGTGGCGCTCAGCGTACTTGTAGTGGGGCTTGCAGAGCCCTCGAGCGTTGTGGGGCCGCTCGCAGCCGTCGATGGTGCATATACGATTGCCCATGAGGACGCCTCTCGACAGGTGTTCTCCATGCCCCCGGCCTGTTTCCGCAGGTGCGGGGGTCTTTGATGCGCTGTCAGTCTATCGGAGTTCGCTCACACGTTCGACTGATTGCGCGTGGCCCGTTCGCGGCCGTCGAGGCTGTGGTGCACGATCAGCCAGCCGACCGAGCCGTCCTCGCGCTTCTCGGGCTCGACGGTGGGCCCGCAGACGCAGTCGGCTTCGGTGGTTGAGGTGTCGTGCTCGGTCAGGTCGCCGACGGGGGTGACGTGCAGGACGTCGGCCCCCGGCTCAGGCGCCGACATGCCGCTGGAGATCGGCGAGCGCCTGGTCCCAGTTCTCGAACCGGATCCCGCGGTCGTCGATGTACGCGACGGCGGGCATCTTACGGTCGGTCACGAACAGTGCGCCCATCGTGTTCCAGAACACCATCTTGACCGGCAGGTCCTCGTCGAGGGTGACGATGAAGCCGCGTTCCTGGAGCCAGGGGCCGACCTGGTGGGCGTCGCGGGTGGTGTGGATGACGACCGCGTAGCGCTCCATCAGTGTGCGCAGGGCGTCGAGTGCGCCGGGCATGGGCTCGTCGTAGATGGATCCGTCCTGCCATCCGCGTGAGTAGCGGTGGATCACGCCGTCGAAGTCGACGGCCACGGTCTGCTGCTTCATGGAGGGCGGCATTTCCGATCGGGCGTTGACGTGGACGGCGATGGGGGCGGTGGGCATCGTGTTCTCCGCTGCGTGTTGGGTGGCCGCCCCCGCATCCCCTGTCGGGGGCGGCCGGTCTCGGGTGCCGCGTCAGGCCTCGACCGGGGTGAAGTCGAGGTAGTAGTCGCGCCCCAGCTCAAACTCGACCGCCGGGTTGTCGACCGTGATCTCGATCCGACCGGACGGCGTGTACTTGGCGTACCGCTCGTTCTCGGGCGTCCCATCGTCGTAGACGGCGTGGAACTCGTAGATGCGCTGCCCGTCGGCCTTCTTGCTGTACCGCTTCTCCGTGGCGCAGCGGAACTTCGCGCGGGTGGTCGCCGGCGCCATGCTAGGCGCCCGCGCTGTCGGTGACGGTGACCGTGGCGACGGTCTGGTCGGCCACGGTCACGGTGTCGGTGCCGGCGACTCCGTTGGCCGCGGTCGCGGTGACGGTGGTGTCGCCCAGGGGCGCGTCGGTCAGGACCGCGGTGAGCGTGTCGGCGGCTGGGGTGATGGTTCCCGCGGTGGTGGCCCAAGTGAACTGGGTGGTGACGGGCTGCTGCTCGGCATTGTCAGCGGTCGCGGTGAGATCGATCGGGGTGCCGGGGGCGTAGGTGCCCATGGTGTCTCCTTGGTGTGTGACGTGGACGCTGGCCGGGCGCGGGTCGTGGCCGTGGTGCTGGTGGTGACAGTCGTGGATCGCGGCCTCGACGTCGCGTTCGAACGCTGCGAGGGCGCGCTCGAGCTCCTGGAAGTCGGTGTGCACACGCCGGGCGACGATTTCGCGGATGCCAGCGAAGTGCCTCAGGACGGGGTGGGCGCTTCCGGCGCTGCCGTAGGGTCCACGCCGCTCGCTGAGGGCGCGCCGCCGAGGACGGAGTGCAGGTGCGCGAGCAGCGCGGTGAGGTGCTGGTGCGCCTCGTTCACGGCGTGCGCGGACGCGCCCTCGGCTCTGGCGGCGAGTTGCGGGATGGCCGCCTCGAGCCTGGAGAGTTCGCCTTGGGCGACGCTCTCCAGCTCGCGCAGCAGCTGCTCGGCCTCGGGCGCGAGTTCCTTCGCGGCGGCTTGGACGGCGGTGGCCGCGGCCGATTCGACAGCGGCGATGACGGGTTCGGTCACGGTTCCTCCGGTGGGTGACGGGGTGGTGGTGGCGCTGGAGTTCACCCGCGGTACGAGGGGGGAAGTCCCGACGGCCGTGTCGGGCCGCGGGATCCTCTCCAGCGCCACATCCAACGGTACTCGCACACCAGTTCGAGCACAGGGCGGCCGCGTGAGGTTACTTCTTGCGGATGCTCTTGCGCTTGGGCAGGGAGTGGAAGCCGGTACGTGGTCCACGCGAGGTCACGACCTCATCCGACCAGCGATGACTAAACGACTGATGGGTTGCGTACATCCAGCTAGCGCCACTGCGCCTGGCTTACGACGCGGCGGTTCTTGTGGCCGCCGTTCTTGCTTCCGGACATCAGTGGTGACCTCCTTTCGCTCGAACTGGTGTTCAGGTGTGTCGCCACCTTGAGGGTACGCCGAGCGTGGGGAACGGCGTACCCTCGGCGCCCTACGGTGGGCGAGCGCGACCCCGAGCCGTCGCTAATTCCCCACGACAGCTCTTTCGGCACATTGTGTGTAGATGGCCTCATGTTCCTGCCAGATTCCAGCTTGCTTGAGGAGGCCAATAACTAGGCGCCCAGCCTCAGTGATCTTTAGTCCGCGGTTCGCAACGGGGCGAGCAGCGAGGCCGCGCCGCTCCAATCCACTCCATGCGTAATGCGAGTTCTTGGGCGGAGCTCCCGGACTCGGGGCCAGCGACGGATCATCCCAGAAGGTGCCCGCCATGAGCATGGCTTCCCGTCGCTCAAAAAGGTCCAGGTAAACCAAATACTCGACCTGTGCGCGCGTCAGCGAGAGGCTAAATGAGGTGCCGGTCACATAGGCGCGGAGAGCGGCGTTCACGTCGGCGGCTGCCATCTCAGGCTCCCGGCACGATCAGCCCGGAGCCGGTGCGGCCGGGCGTCGGCGGTGGTCCGTCGACGATGCTCAGGTGCGCCGGGCAGATGGCGTTGCCGTTGACGACGAGCTGCGCGAGCTCCTGTGGCGGTAGCGGCTGGCCGGCCTCGCGGGCGTTGTGCCGGTCGACGAAGCACAGGGCGCAGATCAGCGGGGGCCGTTCGCGCAGAAGGGTGCGTAGCCGGGAGACCTCGTTGACCCAGTCGGTGGTCTTGTGGTCGCCGGTGAAGTGCAGGGTGAGGGCTTGTTCGATGCCTGCGGTGCGTTTGGTGCTGTACTCGCCGAGCTCGTCCGGGGTGATGCCTTCGGGCAGTTCGTAGATCGCGGGGGCTTCGTGGCGCCATTCGCAGTCGGGTAGGGGGCAGACGAACACGTCGGCTGCGGGGCGTGGCGGCTGCGGGGTCTGGTCGGGGATGTTCACTGGATGATTTCTCCTGTGTTGGTGGCTGGTCGGTGGTGGTGGCTCACAGGTGGTAGCCGCGGCGGATCCAGTCGGCGAAGCGGTCCGCGGTGGCGATGACCTCCTGGTCGTCGACCTCGGTCTGGGGGTCTTGCTCGTAGAAGCGGATGGCGTGGCCGAGTGCACGGTCGCGGATGTCCTGGTAGCGGTTGAGGCCGACAGGTGCGTGTGTGGGGCCCGGTTCGGGCGTCCCTGGTGCGTCGTCTTCGGGGATGCCTGCGGTGCCGGCGTCGGCGTGGAGTAGTGCCGGCCATTCGTACTTCTCGGCGGCAGTCAGCTCGCGTGTGCCTTCAAAGGTGCCGTCGGGGCGCAGGATGACGACCTGGTCGGGGTCTTCGAGTGCGGCGCGCAGTTTGGCGCGGGTCGCAGGCTCTGGAACCGGTGCGTCCGCGGCGAGTTCCTGGCGACGTAGCGCTTCGGAGAGGGGGAGCCCGGCGCCCGGGATCGTGGCGGGGGTGGGTGTGGTCATGGGGTTGGCCTTGTGGTCAGGATGGTCGTGGTGGGGTGTGTCGCTGCGAGGGTGACGTGTGGTCTCTGGTTGGCGGCGGCGAGGATGAGGATGGTCGCGGCGATGATGGCGGCGTAGATGGGCAGTCGTGAGATTGCGGTGGTCAGGCGTTCGGCGATGCGGGCGGCGTGGTTCATGTCCTGGTCCTGACGGGTCGGTGGACGCAGCCCTGGCGCAGCAGGGTGAGGTGGAATCCGCGGTAGTACCTACGTGCGGCGGCGCGGTCGAGCAGCTGCACGTCGAAGCCGGCGGGGCCGATCCCGGTGGCGTCGGCGATGGCGCGTCGGGCCTGGGTGTCGTTGGTGACGGCTTCCTCTGCCCACAGCATCAGGGGGCAGCCGTCGCCGCAGGTGGCGAGGTAGAGGCGGCCGGTGGTGCGGTGGCGTTGGGTCATCGGCTGCCGCCGAGGTTGAGCACGGTGAAGTCCTCGATGCCGCGCTCGAGCCAGACGAGCAGCGTCACGAGGCCGTCTGCGTCCGGGCGTTGGCCGTGTTTGATCCGGGTGAGGGTCGAGGCGCTGATCCCGGTCTGCTGGGCGACCTCTCGAGCGCTGAGCTTCTCGCGGTGCATGCGGGCGTAGATCGCGAGGTGTAGGGCGTCGGTGTCGAGGCGATGTGTGGTCATGACGGTCCGCCGCTGGTGCGGGGGTGTTGCTGGGTGCGGTGTGCGCGGTAGGCGTTGACGGCGGCTGTGCCGGCGGGGGTGGTGGTGACGCCGCAGGGGTCGTCGGTCAGCGGGGCGTGGCGGGTGGGCTCCTCCGGGTCGGAGGGTCCGTCGAGGATGACGTCCGCGATGCGGTGGGCGTTGGTGGCGTCGACGCCGCGGGTGGTGTAGCCGCCACGACGAGCCGTGTCCTCGAGCCAGTCGGCGACGCCGGTGAGGATGGCTCGGGTCAGTGGGCCCGTGCCGGGGTGGTGGGCTTGCAGGCGTAGCCGGTTGGCTGCGTCGCGCAGGCGCTGGAGGCTGCCGAGGTCGGTCACTGCTCGTGGTCTCCGTGGTCGGTGTAGGCCTCTGCGCGCTCGTCGTCGAAGTCGTCGTCCTCGGTGGCGTAGACGGCCTCGGGGTCGACGTCGCGGAGGGTGATTTCCTCGTCGTCGCGCTGCCAGGTCTCGGGTGCGCCGGCGATGCCGGTGAGCCAGTGGGGTAGGCGTTCGTCGACGTCGAGGTCTGGGTCGATCCGGGCGAGGTCGCCGAGGCTGTCGGCGAGCTCTTGGCCGGCGTGGTAGAGGGCGCGGGCGAGTTCGCGCGCTTCGTGGAGCTCAGGCGTCACTGCTGGCCTTCCTGGGTGGTGGTGTCGGTGGTGGTTTTTCCGCGTGCGGCGCGGTAGGCGGCGAGGCCTGGGCTGGGGGTGTCGATGGCGGCGGGCGGGGGCGCGATCATGTGCTCGGGTGGTCGGTGCCAGTCGGCGTTGGGGTCGGTGGGTGGGGTGGTGTCGACGATCGCGAGGTGGTTGCCGAGCAGGGCGGCCATGAGTTCGGCTGTGACGGCTTCGGGGGTGGCGCAGCCGTTGCGGCGCAGGATGGTGGTGGTGATGCGGGTGGAGTCGCCGGCGACGTCGCGGGGGCGGGTGGTCATGCTCCCCTCCGCGTGACGGTGTGGTGCGGGCTGGTGCGGTCTAGTTCGATCTGCTCGAGCATGTGGCGGCCGATGTGCTCGGTGTAGGCGGGCGGGATGGCTTCGGCGATCGATCTGGCGTCGTCGGTCCAGTCGATGCCCATGGCCTGCTGCCATTCGGTGACGGTGCCCTTGCCGCCGCCGGCGCCGTAGACGGCGAGGTAGGGGCCGTCTCGGTAGACGCCGTGGCGCCAGCCGCGTACGTAGCCGCGGTGTGGCCTCTCGGCGGGCTGCGGGACGTCGAATCCGTCGATCTCGAACCAGCGGTGGCGGATGACTCCGAGGCCGAACATCTCCCCGCACAAGGTCAGGTCGCGGCGTAGGTGTCGGCCCACGCCGCATTCGATGACGGTGGGGATCTCGGTTCGGTCGCGCACCCATGCGAGGGCTTCGCGTGTGTGGGGGACGAGGTTGACGTGTGAGTCTTTCCAGCCGGGTCGTTTGCGGTTGCCGGCGGTGATGGCGATGCGGTCCTGGCACGGGGGTGAGGCGTGGATCGCGTCGTATTCGGCGCCGTGGAAGTAGGCGGTCTCGATCGCGTCGGCGCGGTGGAAGGTGAAGGGGTAGTCGGGTTGCGGGTGGATGTCCACGCCGATGACGTCGAAGCCGGCGCGGTGGTAGCCGACCGAGGCCGCGCCGACGCCGCAGAACAGGTCGAGCAGGCGGGGGCGGCTCATGTGGGCCTCGCGGCGAGGATGCGGGTGACGTCGCCGGCCAGCCAGTCGGAGGGGCGCCACAGGTAGTACTCGACGCCCGGGGCGGTGCTCAGGCGGCGCCCCCATGCGATCTGCGGGGGTGTCAGCTTGCCGCGCTCGGTTTTGAGTTCGGCCAGGATCAGGCGTCCGTCGAGTGCGCAGGCGAGGTCTGGGAAACCGGGCTGGCTGCGGCGGCTGTCGTGGGTGTGGTAGACGAGGAATCCGAGGGTTTCGGCGGCGCTGATGATGTTGCCCTGGAGGGTGGCTTCGGACATGTCGCGGGCCATGGCGTCGGTGTAGCGCGGCAGGGTGAGCGCGCGGGTGGGGGTGGGCATCAGTCGTCGCCTGCCTCGATGAGCCATGCGTGCCGGATCGGTGCGGGCTCGGGTTCGGCCGGGGTGGCGGCGATGTCGGCGCGGGCCTCGGCGACCGCGGACTCGAGCGGGTTGGGCTTCTCGGCGGCGACGGTGAGCGGCCCGTAGCAGGCGATGGCGTCGCGGATCGACATGAACTCCATGTGGTCGCCGAAGTCGGAGATCATCAGGGGGAACAGGTCACCGGAGCCGATGCGGCGTAGCCATCCCTCGCATGACCACGTCTGCTCGAATCGGTCGGTCAGGACGGCTTTGAGGTCGTAGGGGGTGCCGTCGGGCGCGGTCCATGTGCTCTGGGTGGCGTCGGCGTCGAGGTCTGCGGGTGCGGCGGCGTCTGCGGCGTCGAGCTGACGGCGCAGCTCGGTCAGGCGCTGGCCGTCGAGCTGGACCTGCTCGAGCAGCAGCTGCACGGTGCGCGCGGTCAGGGGCTTGCCCCAGATGGTGTCGATGGGGTGGGTGTCCTCTTGGCGCAGCATCGCGTAGTGGCCGCGGCGTGCTTCGAGGTAGCCGGCCGCTTCCTCGATCGGGGTCTGGTCGGCCATCGTCAGTCGTCCTTCCTCATGGCCGGGCTGCACACGGCGCAGGCGTGGGCGGATTCCGTGGATTCGTGGCACCGGTCGACGCATCGGCGGCAGAACTCGGTCTCGCCCTGGCGGGCGGCGCCGTCGAACCGGGTGTAGGTGGTGTCGAAGGGCGTGTCGCACCGGCCGCACGCGCCGGAGGCGAGCGGGAGCTGGTCGGGGCCGGGCTCGGCCGGGCGGGTGCGTCGGCGCCTGGGCTTGGCGGGGGCGGTGATGGCGTCCTGGAGGGTGCGCGGGAGCTTGTCCCAGCAGCGGTGTCCGAAGCCTCTGGCGCGGGCGAGTTCGCTCCTGAGCGGGTAGCCGCAGCCGCCGCGGCACATCACGCGCTCGGTGGCCGAGTCGGTGGAGGTCATCGGCCGACTCCGGCCATGGAGGCGCGGCGCCGGTCGCTGCCTTCGAGCACGATGCGCTCGCACATCTCGGCGAGCCGGGATGCGGTGCGGTCGCCGAGGCGCTCGGCGAGGTCTTTCGGCGGCACGTTGGTGGTGAAGATCGATGGCAGGCAGTTGACGTATCGGTGGTCTATGAGCCGGTAGGTGGTCTCTTCGGTCCATTCGGTGTGCTTGGTGGCGCCGAGGTCGTCGATCAGCAGCGCGGGCGCGTTGGCGAAGGTGGCGAAGGTGGCCTCGGTGTCGCGTTTGCCGCTGGGCCGCAGGTCTCCGTAGAGGGCGGCGGTGGAGGTGGCGACCCACCGTCCGACGGGCAGGCAGCTTTCGGACATCAGCCGCAGGGCGGCGTATGCGGCGTGGGTCTTTCCGGTTCCGGTCGGCCCGGTGATCAGCAGCGAGGGGGCGTGGGCCGCGTCGGCGAGCACTTGCATGGTCCACTCGTGGATGCCGGTCAGGTTGGTGACGGCGTCGGCGTACCGGGTGGGGACGTTGCGGGTGGCGTGCTCGCGGTTGCGCTTGCGGAACCAGGCGGGTGTGCCTTCCCAGTTGGGGTTGTCGATGTCGCTGGGGTCGCAGGTCAGGCGCTTGGGTAGGAGGGAGCGGATGGTGTTGAGCAGGTCGGGCGGTGTGTCGCCGAAGTCGGGTGTTTCCATCAGATGGCCTCGTGGTAGACGGACGGGTCGGTGGGGTTGCGCCAGGGGGCGTGACTGTTGGGCGAGGCGCGGGGGGCGCCCTCGATGGCGATGCGCAGGGCGTTGGCGCTGACGGCGCGGTTTTCCTTGACTAGGACTGCGAGGCCGTCGGTGATCTGGGCGTCGGTGTAGAGCGGGCCCCCGGCGCCGTTGCGGGCTCGGGCGGCCATGCGCACGACGCCCTGGACGGCGAGGAACGGGGAGAGCGGGACTCGGTCGGTGTAGGTCCGTGTGAGCCTGTTGACGCGTTGCCCCTCGGTTTCGGAGGGGGGTGTTTGGGCGTCGGCGAAGAGGGTCGTCTGGGCGGGCGTCGCGCCGCCGTCAGGCGCAGTCTTTAGATCGTCTAGATCGTTAAGGATCGTTATAAAGGAAGGGGGCTCACTCTGAGCCCCCGCGCGGGCTCGCTCTGAGCCCCCGGTGGGCTCACTCTGAGCCCCCGGACCCGAATCCGCTGGCTCACTCTGAGCCCCCGCCGGTAGCTCACTCTGAGCCCCCGCATTTGACGATTCGGGGGCTCGCTCTGAGCCCCCGCGCGGGAGCGCAAGGCGGTACCTGTTCGACTCGTGGCGAGCCATCCCCTCGGCGCTCGGGCGCTCCACGACCACCCAGCCGTTCGCCTCAAGCAGGCCCATGTGCCGCTTGACGGTCGCCTCGCTGTGGCCGGAGCACTTTGCCAGATCGGCCAGCGACGGCGTGCGGTCCTCGGGCACGACCGCGGTGCGCGCGTCGGCCCGGTCGGAGAGCACGAACATCAGTAGCCGCGAGGGTGCGGGCAGGGTTGATTCCTGGACCGCCCGGTTTACACGCCACTTCAGCCCTTCGGCCGCCACCGCGCTCCCTCTCTAGTCGTCCTGATCATTATAGTTCTTATGACTATAATGGTCTACCGAAACAGGAGGATCGCAGCGCGGACGCGGAGTGACCACTATGGCCATCCGTTACGCTGTGACCATGGCTGGAGAGGCAGGCGCCGACGTGGGTATCGCCGAGCTCAAGGCGAAGCTGTCCGACTTCGTCAACCGGGTCATCTACCGGGGGGAAGTCATCTGGATCACCAAGAACGGCAAGCGCGTCGCCGCACTGGTCCCCGTGGAGGTCGCCGAGCTGGCCGAGCGCGTCGAGGTCGAGCGCGCGGCCGGCCGGGGCGAATAGCGCCGTCATCCGGGCTGTCCGCTAGCGTCGAGCACCCACCGCGCCGCGTCCTCGGACACACCCGGGTCGCCGTAGGAGTGGTCGCGGCAGCCGGGCAGCCACTTGGGCACGTCGGTGGCGACGCTGTGGCTGAAGTACGGCGGCCCGAGGGTGTCGATCTCGTCGGCGCCGCGCGTGCCGGGGTTCATGCACTTGGGCACACGCCGGCCCTGGTAGCCGTCGGCGAGGATTTCCGTGCGGAACCGGCAGGTGCCGCAGCGCCGCCCGCCGGCCTTGCGGTCGTCGGCGGGGGCGGCCTCGGCGTGCAGCTTCAGGCCGGTGATCGGATGGAAACCCTTGGCGAGGGTGTCGGCGCGCCGCAGGGTGCGGCGCCGGTCCGGCGACAGCGCCGGGCCCGGTTCGGCCTGGGCGCCGTCGGGGACCGGGAACAGGGCGTCGGCCATCAGCGGGCCTGCCTTTTGGCTTTGCGCCGGTCGCGCTCGTACGCGTTGTACGCGTCGCGGCACGGCTGGCACGGGCGCTCGCGGCGCTTGTAGTGGCGCTTGTACCCGGTCGGGGTGCCGCAGGGCTGGCGCGGCAGCGGCTTGGGGGCGTAGGTGGCCCGTTCGTGCGCGTTGTAGGCGTCCCGGCATTCCTCGCACGGCTGCTCGCGCAGCCGGTAGTGGCGCCGGTACCCGGCGGGCGTGCCGCACGTCGAGTGCTCGCCGGACTGCTCCTGCTCCGGTCCTGGCTGCTCGTCTGCTGCGACGATGCCGAGCGCCTGAAGCGCAGGGCGCACCAGCGCGGCGGCGCGCTCGAGCTGCCGCCGGTCGCACACGTCGAGGCCGCGACCCGCGATCGCGCACATCACCAGCGCGGCGGCGTGCTCCTGGTCGCCGGTTGTGGGTTCGACCTCGAGGTTCTCGGCCTGGACCCGGCCGGCCTCGTCGTCCAGGACGATGTCGACGGTGGCGGTCATCAGTCCTCCCGGGCCGCGTACGGCGCCGCCCAGGTGCGCTCGCGCTCGCCGGGGGCGGCCAGGTGCAGCTCCATGAAGCGGCGGCGCAGGCCCCGCATCTCCTCGCGCAGGTCGGCGATGACCTGCCGGTAGCCGACGCAGCCGGAGCAGTTGCTGACCGGGTCGGGGCGGGCGGCGAGCTGCTGGCGCAACTGGGCGATCACGGCGGCGTCGGTGAGCGGCATCGGGCCGACGGTGGCGGCGGTCAAGGCCTCGGCGGACACGGCGACCGCCGATTCGACGGGGAACGCGTGCAGAGTGCGGCGCCTGAGTTTGTACATCAGCGTTCTTGCCCTTCGGGTCTGGGCCCGCGGGCCGGTGAGTGCGGCACCGGCCCGCGGGGGTCTGTGGGTGGGCTACTCGGCGGCCGGGACCGGGTCCTTGCCGATGCGCACCATGCGGGTGAACGCCTCGATCGCGGAGTCCTGGAGCTGCTCGACGGTGGGGACAAGGACCTGCTTGGCGGCGTCCCAAGCGGCGTCCCAAGCGGCGTCCCAAGCGGCGGCCCCAGCGGCGGCCCCAGCGGCGTCCCAAGCGGCGGCCCCAGCGGCGGCCCCAGCGGCGGCCCGAGCGGCGG